AATCAATGAAGTTATGTGAGGAGGTATAATGGCTAAAGGATATACACCTTGGGAAAACAGGGATTGGGTATATAAAAGATATGTACTCGAAAAAAAATCTGTTCTTCAAATGGCTATGGAAGCTCGATGCTCTCATATGACTATTCAAAGAGCATTAGAAAAATTTGATTTAATTAAAAAACCTAGAAAGTGGACTAAATAATGATACCAGTATTAGCAATACCAGTTTTGAATAGATATGATCTTTTAGATCAAAATTTAGAAACAGTTGATTATCCAGTTAAAGAGATATTAATTGTTAATAATGGTAAAGAACCTTACGAACCTAAACGTACAGATTTAAATATCAGAGTTCTTAATTTACCATCTAATCTTGGCATGTCAGGTTCTTGGAATCTAACAATTAAATTATATCCTCATGAAGAATATTGGATGTTTTCATCAGCAGATACCCATTGGATTCCAGGAGCTATGGAAAAAGTTCATAATGCAAGTGGTAAAAATAATCTTGTGATGACAAAAGAAGGATGGAGTGCATTTTCAATTGGAGAAAATGCAATAAGAGAAGTAGGATTATTTGATGAATATTTTTATCCAATTTATTATGAAGATAATGATTACTATGAAAGATTTATTAGATCTAGTTTGAAAGAATATTATGTGTCTGGAGAAATTGAAGTAAGTATTCCAAATGGAAGATCTTCAACAATCAGCAGTGATTCAAATCTCATGAATAGAAATCAAGAGACATTTGATATTAATAAAGCATATTTTAATAAAAAGCAATCTGAAGATTTTAAAATTACTGGAGTTTGGAATATTGATCGTAGAAGGCAAAATGAATGGCTGCGATAATTGGATTATTACCAGCATCTGGTAGTGCAAGTCGTTTGGGCGGGATTCCTAAATTTTGTTTGCCATTAACAGATCAACAAAATATATTACAATGGCATGTAGAACAAATGCTTAAAGTTTGTGATATAGTAAAAATATCAACTAGAAAAACTTGGATACCAATTGTTAATCAAATGGATCTTCCACCAGAAGCAGTTGTATATGAAATTGAACCATCAACTATGTCTGATGCTCTAGTTAAAATGATGGTAAATCCAAATTCTAAATATATTATAGGAATGCCAGATACTTATATGCCAGAATCTAATGGCGATTTTTATAGACAGCTTGCTGAATCAGATGCTGATATAACTTTAGCAGCATTTGAATGTCATGAAGATATTATGGGTAGAGTTGGTCAAATTAAATTTGATGAATCAGGTTCTGTTATAGATGCTCTTGACAAAACTCCAAATTGCGATTATCCTTATATGTGGGGTGCTTTAGCAATTAATAAAGTCTATCTTAATGAAGAATTGCCACATCCAGGAATGCAAATAAAAGAATGGATTAGTGAAGGCAAGCATGTTAAGGCGGTAATTGCAAAAGGCAAATACTTAGATATTGGAACAGTCAGCGGTCTTAAAATGTTATATAGAGAGGATTTATAATGCTTAAACCAGTATATGAAGATGTAAATCAATTTCATTGTAATGATCTATATCAGCATTCTCTTAAAGCACCTTCTGGATCTAAAATTTGGATGGTTTGTCATGAAATTGCACAATTACTTATAGAAAAAAATATATCATATGGAGACTCAGCTTTATCTCCAAGTAGAATCTTTGCCCAATCCGATAATGTTGAACAAATTAAAATTCGTATTGATGATAAATTAAATCGTGTAAAAAATAATCAAGGCTACGCAGGTGATAATGATGTTGATGATTTGATTGGTTATTTAATCTTACTTAAAATTGCTATTGACAAAAACAAGGATAAAGAGGTATAATTAAATATGCCAATTTATGAATTTAATTGTTTAACTTGTGAGACAAAACAAGAAGTTACAAGAAGTCTTGAAGATAGAGAAAAAGCACCAACTTGCCCTGCATGTGGTTATCATATGATGAGAGTATTTTCTCCAGTGGGAATTCAATTTAAGGGATCAGGATTTTATAAAACAGATAATGGATAATGAATTAGAAGTAGCAGGTCAATTTGATCAAATGAATAGAGTAGTTGAAGAACTACTTAAAGGTAATACTTCAGCAACAATTGCTAAAAGTTTAAATCTTACTCGTGTTCAAGTAGACAATCATATTCAAACTTGGAAAGAATTAATTCAAGATAATAGTGCAGTTAAAGCCAGAGCCAAAGAAGCTTTGGCGGGAGCAGATGAGCATTATAGTATGCTTATTAAAGAAGCTTGGCGTACAGTAGAGCAAGCAGATTTACAAGATGCATTAAATGTAAAAACACAAGCATTAAAATTGATTGCTGATATAGAAGCTAAAAGAATTGATATGTTGAACAAGGCGGGAGTCTTGGAGAATGATAGTATAACAGATCAAATTTTAGAATCAGAAAGAAAACAAGAAGTATTAATTAACATACTTAAAGATGTTACTTCTTCATGTGATCATTGTAAATTTCAAGTAGCTAAAAGACTATCTCAAATTACTGGTCAAGTTGAGGCTGTAATAATAGATGACTAATTTTGATGCATTTTTAGACGCTTTAAGTGGTGATGAATTTGAAGAATCACCAGTAGCATTAGAGCAATTTGTAACTAATAAAAATTATCTTGGGCTTCCACCATTATCTGAATATCAATACACTATGTTAAAAGCTTCCACTCAAATTTATAAGCAGGAAACTTTAATAAATATTTATGGTGAAGTTGAAGGCAGAAAAATATTTAAACAAACTTGTAATGAAATTATATTACAACTTGGAAAAGGTTCTGGTAAAGATTACACATCTACAATTGCATGTGCTTATGTAGTTTATTTGTTATTGTGTCTTAAAGATCCCGCTGTTTATTATGGCAAGCCTCCTGGAGATGCTATTGATATTATTAATATTGCTATTAACGCACAACAAGCTAACCGAGTATTTTTTAAAGGATTTAATCAGCGTATTGAAAAATCTCCTTGGTTTCAAGGTAGATATATTGCTAAAGCAAATATGGTTGAATTTGATAAAGAAATTACAGTACATTCTGGTCACTCAGAATCAGAAGCTTGGGAAGGATATAACGTTCTTGTTGTAATTCTTGATGAGATTTCGGGATTTGAATTGGAATCCACAACTGGACATGCTCAAGCAAAAACAGCTTCATCTATTTATAAAATGTATAAAGGATCTATTACTTCTCGTTTTCCAGATTTTGGTAAATTAGTTTTGCTTTCATTTCCACGTTTTAAAATGGATTACATACAACAAAAATATAATGAAGCTATTGCAGAAAAAGAAGTAGTAATTAGGCATCATCGTTTTAAAGTAGATCCAGATCTACCAGATGGTACTACAGGTAATGAATTTGAAGTTGAATGGGAAGAAGATCATATTATTTCATATAGAATGCCTAAAATATTTGCATTGAAAAGACCAACTTGGGAGATTAATCCAACAAGAAAAATTGAAGATTTTACAGAAGCATTTTATACAGATCCAACAGATGCGTTATCTCGTTTTGCTTGTATGCCACCAGATGCTACTGATGCTTTCTTTAAAAACCGAGCAGTAATTGAAAAAGCATTTAGTAACCCTAAATTGGGTGTAGATAATTATGGAAGATTTGATGATTATTTTCAACCAGATCCAGAAAAAGCATATTATGTTCATGTTGACTTAGCTCAAAAGCATGACCATTGTGCAGTAGCACTAGCACATGTTGATGGGTGGGTGACAATGAAAATTGGTGAAAACTATAAACAAGCAGCTCCTAGAATTATAGTAGATGCTGTAAGATATTGGACACCTACAGCTTCTAAATCTGTTGATTTTACAGAAGTTAAAGATTACATTTTATCATTAAGAAGTCGTGGTTTTAATTTAAAAATGGTAACATTTGACCGTTGGAACTCACATGATATGATGCAGCAATTAAAAGCAAATGGTATTAACAGTGAATTACTTTCGGTAGCAAAAAAACATTATGAAGATATGTCTTTATGTTTAACTGAAGAAAGATTATTAGGTCCAAATATTCAATTGCTTATTGATGAATTGTTGCAGTTGCGTATTGTTAAAGACAAGGTAGATCACCCTAGAAAGGGTTCTAAGGACCTTTCAGATGCTGTTTGTGGTGCAATATACAACTCTATTGCATTAACCCCTCCAGACGCAAATAAAGAAGTTGAAATATATAGTTATGATGGTGTGTTTTCTGGAGAAATAGAGCAATTAAGAAAAGAATCAGAAGAAAGATTAAATAGAAATAAAACAATTAGGATGCCAGATAGACCTAACATGCCTAAAGATTTGCGGGAATTTATGGGTATTCAAGAAGATGAAGATGAATTTCCTGTTGACAGCATGAGAGTTTTGTAGTAGAATACAGTTATAACAACAGACAAGG